TTACTTGTCGCCGGGATCCGCAGTAGGCAGTGGGCCCTCTGCGGCCGTGATCTGCTGCACCGCAGCCGTGGCGATCGTGGCGGCCGTAGCTGCTGCCGTTGTGGCCGCGCTATCGACCTTCTCTTTTTCGCTGAGCTGCTTCGTCTCTCTGCATACCTGCTCGATCTTGGTGTCAAGCCATGCGTCGAGATCTCCGTAAATTTCCATTAAAGCGGCCACCGCTGTGTCGCTCAGGATCTCCAGCGCCTTTTCCTTGGACTTCTTGAAGGCCTCGGCCTGCTTCTCCTTCGTGAAGGCCCCCTGCTTTTTCAGAGTGTCAACGAAGGTCTGCGAGGTGAAGGCGACGGCCTGAGCCACGGCCTCGCTCGCCATGGTCATGTATTTGGCCGCCGTCTCATTGTCGAGTTTCTTCTCGATCTTGGTCGTCTCGCGCCTGAGCAGTGCCACGGCATAGGCCCCGCCCGCCGTGATCAGCAGGCAGAGCACCGGGACGCAGGCGACGAGGATCTGGTTCAGTGCGTCACTCATTTACTTGATCTCCTTCTCGTTTCGGTTTGTCCTCGCACGGAGGGAACGGGCAGTGCTCGCAGTCCTCCGGGCTGCACGGCCTTGTCCCGTCCCAGTTTACGAGGGCATGGATCCATAATGCTGCCAGCGCCAGCCCTACGACTACCAGCGCTAAATTAGCGAGAGCCGCGAGCATATCAGCGCAGCAGCTCGTTGACTTTCTTCTGCACCGCTGCGTAGTCGTAGCCCGCAGCAGTCAGACGGGCCTTGCGGTCGGAGCCGTTGCCCCATTTGCCCGCGATCACCTCTTTGGCGAGAGTTTCGACGGACTTCGCGGAGCTGCCGATCGCCTGCACGTCCTTGGCGTCCACCCAGCCGTACACGCCGTCACCTACGACGTGGTACGGGTGCTTCCCCTTGTAGGTCTGTGTTACCTTGGCTTCGCAGGCCTTGGCCTTCTTGCCTGTGGAGGCGTTCGCGCTTGTGTAGTGGGTGGAGCCGGTGAACTTCACCTTGTCGCCTTCCTTGAATTTCAGGCCGGTGGACGGTGTGGTGTCTGCCGGTTTCTCGTTCGCGCTGGAGCCTGCGCCGGGGATCCTGATCTTCTGGCCGACGCTGATCACGTTCGGGTTCGGGATCCCGTTGTACTCGGCGAGCTTCTGGTAGGTGGTGCCGTACTTGGCCGCGATACCGGAGAGCGTGTCGCCACTCTTTACGGTGTAGACAGTCTCGCCGGTTGTTGGCGCGGTGTCGGTAGGCTCCTGAGTGCTGCCGCCTTTGTAGCCGATCGCCTTTGCGATTGCGTCGAAGTCGGGCGTGATGAAGCCACGAATGTATCGGCCGTTCACCTGCATGGTGCGTTTGCCTACCTTGCCGCCGCCCATATTGCCCTCAGTCACCACGAACGAGCTCGTGCCGTTCACTGCGGTGACAATTCCGATATGGTCGCCGGATCCTCTGTTGTCGCCCACGCCGTTGTCGTCCCAGTCGTAGACGCAGGCCTCGCCCTTTTTCGGAACGTGGGCGTCGTTCTCCGTCCAGATCCCCTTACTCTGGGCGATCTCGACGTACTTCTGGACGCCGCACTCCGTCCCGGTGTAGGCTGCGATCCCTGCCTTGATATAAGCCGCGCTGGTTGTAGTGGCGCAGTGTGCGTCGTTTACCTGCACGGCGTAGCCTCTGGCGAGGGGCTTGTGGTTGTTGTAAATTCTCAGGATCTCGCGGTGCTTTGCGTCGCCTCTCGTGGATCCTACCCAGCTGTTAATAATATCGCACACATGCTGGCGAAGCGCGTTTCCTGCCGAAGTGCTCACGGTTTTGCCTCCTTCCTGAGTGCCGCCGGTCTTTCCGGCGTATTTGTCATAATATGTCTGGCCGTAGCTGGCCCGCTTGGCCTGCACGGCTGCGCTCTGATCGGCTGGGCGCTCGAATTTGAGCAGCACTGCGTCCGACGCCTGCCGCACGCTGGTGGCCGATTTCAGAACACTGAGCACCGAGGTGTAGCCCTCGGTCAGTTCTTTGAACAGGAAGCCGAGCTGGGCCTCCAGATCACCCACGGACTTGCCGAGGCCCTTCACATAGGTGAGCAGGGCCGCCTTGCGGCTCCAGTATGTCCACTGGGCGAGGCCGTAGCCTGCTGAGTCCTTCGAGAAATTGCCGTAGGCCCCGGAGTCCACCGCTGCGGTGTAGCTGTCGTCCGTGAAGCCGAGGCTTCTCTCGTAGCTGTTTTGCAGGTTCTTGGGGTTGAGGGCGCTCTCTGCGTAAAGATTACCCATGAGCCCCGCGACGCCGTAGTCGTTCAGGCCTTTGGCCTTGCAATAGTTCCAGATTTTTGCCTCTGTGGTGTTGCCTGTCAGTGCCATGGCGTACCTCCTTTACATCATGTCGAAGTTCGACGCCTCCGGCTTTGTGCCGGTCAGCGCCATGAGTTTGATCTTGTTCTCGGCCTTGGCCTTCCAGTAGTAAAAGCCGGTAGCCGAGGCCATTTCAGTGAATACCGCCGGGATCAGGTAGGCCAGCGGGCCGGTGTCCATTGTTACCCTGATCATGTAGCAGGAAAAGACGACGATCGAGACGGTCAGCACGCTGACTCCCACAAAAATGAGTTTCGAGAACTCCACCTTCTTGCGCAGCTTCTCGGCCTGTCTCAGCTGGCGAAGCTGTCGCCGGAGCTCTTGGTTCTGCTCGGTGAGCTGCTGGATCTTTTCGGCCTGATCCTGCGGATCTGTGCCCGGCGTCATGCCGTCCATGTATTCCTCCATGGGCGCACCTCCTTTCAGTCGTAGAGGGAGCCTATGCCTTGCGCTGTCAGGAACTCCTTCTGCTCGTGTTTGACTTTCGCCGCGTATTCCAGCGCGGCGTGCATGTCTCCGTTGCAGTGGGCGTCTGGGATCCGCTGCACGGCTCTGGCCGTGGCTTCTCCGAGCGCGATCGCGGCCCCTACGCTCTGGACGAGCAGCAGCTCGTTCTTCTCGCGGAGCTTTTCGCGTTCTTCCTGCTTCTTGCGGCGTTCTTCTTCCTCTTTTTCTCGTTTTGCCGCTGCCTTCTGGATCCGGTGCTCAATGAGCCAGAAGCAAAAGGCAGTGATCGCCGAAGGCAAAACGGCGAGAATGATTTCTTTCAATGGCTTGTCCTCCTTCGCGCGGCTATGGTGCCGCGTCTCTGCGTTTTAGTGTTATATTTTCGGTGATCCATTTCTGGAGCCCGTGTGTGGCACAATGGCCCATGAGCCCGAAGTAGCTCTGCATGGTGGCGTCTGCTGCGTCGAAGTCGATCAGCCCGGCCTCGTATTCCTTCGCTATGTAGCGCATACGGGCCTTCATTTTCTTGGCTGACTTCGGCGTCATTTTCCGGTAGCCCGGATAGACGCGGCAGCCCACGAAGGTGATCCCGCGAGATACCACGCCGAGCGCCGTCTTGCTGTTTAATTCGAGGTGCAGCACGTTGTTGAGGTAGTCCTCGATCAGAACGCGCCACTCGTTCAGCGTTTTGGCGTCTGGGTACAGCAGCACCATGTCGTCCATGTACCGGACGTAAAAGTGCGCCCGGAGCTCGTGCTTTATGTACTGATCCAGCTCGTTGAGGCACACGTTCGCGAGCAGCTGGCTGGTGAGGTTGCCGATCGGCATACCTACCTCGAACAGTCGCTCGGAGGGTGGCACCTCGTCCGCGCTGAGCCCCGGAGGGAGCCCGAACGGTGTGTGGTCACACTCGACGATCTCACGCATGAGCCAGAGAAAACCGTCCTCGTCCGGGTATTTACGCGACAAAATGCCGAGTAGAACGGCGTGATCCACTCGGTAAAAATACTTTGAAACGTCCAGTTTCAGGTAGTGCCAGCGCTCAGGCTTGCGGCCCACGAGCGTGCACCAGTCTTGGAGCTTATCGGCGGCTCTGGTGGTACCTTTTCCCACTCTGCACCCGTAGCTGTGGTAGATCATGCCATTGTCGAGCTGCTGGTTCACTTGCAGATAAATGGCCCATTGAACGACGCGATCCCGGAAGCCCAGCGCCATGACAAGCCGCTTCTTTGGCTCGTAGACGTAGAACTCACGGTACCGGCCCACCTTGTAGGTGTGCCATGCAAGGTCGTTCTGTATGCTGATCAGGTTTTCCTCCAGATTAGCGGCGAAGGCTGCCACGTCGTCGCGGTACCATTTCTCGCTTGCTGCCTCGTGGTATGCGTCGAGAAGATTTTCCCACGAGTATATGCGCTCCAGAAGGGACGGTTCTTTTGTTTCCTCCATTGATCGCCCTCCTTTATGATCAAAAAATTGGCCCGCGTGTGACAATCCTCGGTGTCGTCGGACTACCTATGGCCGCCACGCCATAGCGCCCGGCGGCCCCTCACTCTGTCGCAGAGAACGGCCAGTCTGCGCGGTGTGCACGTCGTCCCGGTTGTCCGGCTGGCGGCGTGCGTTAATCTTTGGCTTTGTCAGCCGGGAGATATACCCCTTTTGTCTCGGCGTTCCTGCCGAGCCGTAGCCCGCAGGCCTAACAGGTGAGACAAGAGCGGAGCGGAAGCCGATGTTCGCGTTCGTGTTGGAGCGGTCATTGTTGCCGTTGAGATAGAACAGGCCAGCGTTCGTGCCGTTGTTCCAGTTGCCCCCGCGATACACGCAGCGCCTCCTTTTTTCGGCATATCCCCCACGAGCTTTACTCGTTCGAGTTGATCCACCCGCCGAGCATACGCCCGATTTCGTTCAGCTCTTTGCTCCAGACTTCGTGCAGGCCCGGCGAGATCAGCCGATCCTCCGGGCTCACCGCAGTGTCCACGAGCGAGCGCAGCACGTCCAACTCCGTGTCCATGCCGGCTTGTAGGTCGCGCCGTTTCTGTCCGCGTGAGCGGTTGGCCCGTATGCAGAGCCGGAGCATGTTCATGTAGGCCTCGGTCATGCGCTCCCGATAGACGAACTTTTCAGGCTTGCGCATGTTGTTGGTGCGTTCGTTCACCCGGATCATGGAGCGGACGATCCGCTGCCTCAGTTGTAGCGTGTCCATGTGTTTGTTTACCTCGTAAAAGTAGAGGGGCGGCTTTGGTGGGCCGCCCCTGCCAGATTATCAGATCGCCAGATTACCCGATTTCCGGGATATAAGCGGAGCGGAAGCCGATGCTCGCGTCCGGGGCGGAGCGGCCATTGTTGCCGTGGAGATAGAACAGGCCAGCGTGCGAGCCGTTGTTCCAGTAGCCCCCGCGAAACACGCAGCGCTCGGCTACGCCGTGGTTCCAGTACATGTAGTCGCCCTCGTAGTCAGCAGCAGCCGCGCCCTCGTCCGGCAGCAGGGCCAGAGCTCTGAGCAGGATCTTCACCGCGTCGCCGATAGCAGCGGAGCAGGTGACGTCGCCGAACAGGCAGCCCTTGTAGTCGCTTTGCAGGTTCGTGATCGCGTTGCTGTACTGCCACTTGCTGTTCACCCAGTCGAGACGAACGGTGGTGCCGGTCAGCACGCCGGAGGGGTCAGTAGTGTGGCACTCAGGATCCACGAGGGAGCCGTCGGAGGCGTTGATCGCCTTCCAGCAGGTGCTCGTAGCGTTCTGCGGGTTGTCGGGATCTGCTGCATCATTGTTCGCGAGGATCTGGAGCTCGCCCCATACAAGGCGAATGCCGCCCTGCCACTCGTTGACGTTGCCGTTCAGATCCCAGATACCGGCCATGGTCTTGTCGTGGCTCCATGTGAGCGGGCCGGTGCCGGTCGCCACTCTCTGTGTGTGTCCGCTGGAGTCTTTCGCCATGGACGGGATCGCCTTGTAGTTGGACTCTCTCGTGTCCTTGCCGTAGTTGTTGTTGCCGTATGGCATGAAGCCGTTCTTCTTGCACCAGAGAGCGATCGCGGCCCACTCTGCGATCGTTGAGAGGTGCCAGCCGTTGCCCTTTGCCTCGCAGCGTGCGCGAGCGTTGTCGAAGTTGATGTTCGCGGCCGGATCCTCAGCGGGCAGAGAATACGCCACGCCGTTGTGGACGCAGTTCTGGTACTTCGAGTAGTAGAAGCCGGGGATCTGCACGCCGTTGACGATAAAGGCCGGGTGTGTGCTGTCGTTGCCGCCGGTCAGCACGTCGCTGTTCTTGAAGGCGGGAATGTAGACGAGGACAGAGGGGAGCTCTGTCTCGTCGATCTTCACGACGTTGTTCGGGCAGACTGTTTTCACTGCCAGATTGGTGAGATCAAAATTTGCCATTGTTTTGCGCTCCTTTCTTAGTCAATGCTCCAGAGGATCAGCGTCACGTCGCCCATGTTGAGCGGGATCAGCTCGCGGGTGGTGGTGGCGTCCTCGCCTTCGCCCTCCGTGGTTTCCTCATACTGGGCCGCCGGGATCTCCACCTGCGCCACATAGCGCGAAGCGGACTCGGTGCCGATCGTCAGGTTGCCGTCGCGGCCCTTGCAGATGTCAATAGACACGGGCCAGTCCTTCTGGTACTTCGCGGCGTTGATCATGATCTCGTCGTCGCCGAAGTAAAGGCGGGTGCCGCTCTGCTCGTATTCGATCTTCGGGCCCGCGTTCTTTTCAATTACCTTGACTTTGTTCGTGTTTGCCATGGTTTAGAGTCCTCCTTTAATTCTGAGTGTGACGGTGGCGTTCTTGGCGCTGCCGTCGTATCTTACCTTGAAGCCGTTCAGCAGCTTGTCGCTGATCACTACGTCGCCGACGTCCCCGTCGTGGTCGCCGATCTCCACGTCTACGGTGTAGGCCGTGGTGGTTCGCGTCACGTCGAGGCTGATCGTCTGCTGTGAGTTGTTGAACGGGTAGCTCTGGTCGTTGGCCAGCGTTACCGTGTGTTCCTCGACTGCCTGCGCAGCTTGGAGCTGTCCGGCTGCGATCAGCAGCATGGCAGCGGCGACGCTGGCGTCTTGTATGCCGTTCTCCATGTTGTTGAAGTTCCCGGCGCTCTGGTTGGTGCCTTCCTGAATGACTTCGCCGGTGTCAGAGTCCACCACCTTGTCGAGCCATTTCGTCTGGTCATACATGTGCCTGTTCCTCCTTTCTTTAGCCTGTGACTTCGTAGATCGGGATCGTGAGCTTGATCATGGTGCCCTGTCCCGCTACTTTTGAGATCGAGCGCGTCTGGTACGCCGCGATCTCTCCGCGAGAGTCAATCACGCGGGACGCGCTGATCGTCACGGAGCGGTCGTCCAGCTGCGGGAATGTCACCATAATGACGAGGTTGTCGCCCTCGATCTTTTTCTGGTTAATACTCCCGCGATACCATGTGGAGCCTACCTGCGCCTCGACGTAGACGAGGGAGCGGAGCCACTGCTGCCTTCGGTACTTCATAAAGTTGGTTTGAAAATAAGCCATGCCGAGCCTCCTTTCGTTTACTCACCGCAGCGCCGGGTTCCGCATTTCGTGAAGGCATAGGCCGAGAACGCGATCGCCGGAGCTGTAGCTGCCTTGTGTGCTTCCAGAGCTCCGATTGTACCGGGCCCCGGATATGTCCCGGCCTGCCTCTCGTAGCCGTAGGCGTAGGCCTCGGCGGCGCTGGCCGCTTCGATCTGGCCCTTGACGGCTGCGCCCATGGTTCCGGGCTTTGGATAGGTGCCGCAGGTGAGATCTCCGGCTTTTTCGTAGCCGTACCGGTAGAAGCTCGCCTCCGGCTCGGTTTCGACGCTCGGCTTCACCAGAGCGCCCACCACTGCGGTGCGCGGGTATGTGCCCGCCTTCCTGAACTCATATTTGTGGGACTGGTACCCCATGGCGTACTCAATGCCGGGATCCGGCCCCTGCTGCCAGAAATAGAAAACGCCCGCTATGTGCGAGCGCTCATTTTTTGCAGATCGGACGGCCTCGACGAACTTCGCGTAGCCCTCCGGCGTGATTGCCGTGTTTGTGGTCAGCGCCACGAAGGTGTAGGGACTGTCGTCCATGTCGTACCACTCGACGACGTAGCCCTCGCCGAAGTACGCCGTGATCAGACGCTCCACGGCCCACTTGGTACCACGCTTGCGTTTGATCTGCTGCGCGAGCTTTATCGTGGCCCGCTTTTCCTCCAGACTCATGCCGGTGGAGTCGTACCAGTCCACGTCCTGCTCCCACGCCATTTCGTCGCACTCGGCTTCGCTCAGGTTGTCGATCTGATCCCATGTGCGGATCGATGGGATCCGCTGGCTCGGTTCGCCTATGAGCTCGTCCACCGCTTTGCTGAGAGCGATCGCGGCCTCGTCGTCACGCATGAAGGACGGCAGCAGGCGCAAAAATTCGAGCTCGGCCAGTTTCATGCCAGCCATGTGATCACCTCCTTTAGTCCTTCACTACATGCCGCACGGTCAGATTCCCGGAGAACTTCGCCACGGTCGCGCTGTCCAGCTCGACGTATTCCGGCTGGGTTATGAGCACGCGGGTGGCCCCGGTCAGGCCGTCCTCCCAGTCTGGCGAGAGGATCCGCTTCCTGAGCTCGTCCGGGTTTATGTCTTGATCGAGTGTGGAGCCCTGCCAGTAAATGTACCGGTTGATTGCCCCGTCGGATCCCTCCACGTTCTGAATGACTTCGGACTCGTTCGCCCGTGTGGTGTAGTATGTCAGCTCTATGTCATAGTAGTGGACGCTCGGAGCTTCCACCGTCACCAGATCGGTGAGCGGCCGCACGTCGTCGGCCGAGCAGGCGGCCAGCACGTCGGCCAGAACTTCCTCGTCTGGGATCTCGCCACCGGCGCAGATCGGCACGATCTTGACGCGCCCGCGCATGTCCCGGTCGATCCGGATCTTCACAGTGCTGGCGCTTGCCAGTGCGCCGGAGAGAGTCAGCACGAGCAGGTCGTCGCTATACTCGGCCGTGTAGTCGGTACCAGCCGTCGCCTCGGTACCGTTTGCCTTATACACCACGAGGGTGTCGGGCAGCAGTGTGTCGCCGCCCTTAAAGGCGTGCCCGGCGTACACCGGCAGCTCGCGGGCGAGGGTTTCCTTCTCAGATACCACCACGGCGTCAGAGACGCGGGAGTTCGCGGACAGGGCCCAGTATTTGTAGGCCTTGGCCGGGCCTGCGGTGCTGAGCTTGTTCTCAGCCTCGCGGATCCTCTCGCGGTATGTCTCGTCGTCCTCGCGGTCGCCGCCGCCTGCCGTCTCGTCGAGATTGGTCACGGCGTCGATCATAGGGGCCTCTGATACGTCCACAATGTTTGCTATGTCGCCCGGTTCGATCCCGTTGTACTCGCTGCCGCCTTCCTCAGCGGTGGCGGTGACGTCCACATAGAGCGCCCCGGCATATAGCACGACGGTGGAGTCGGTCAGGAAATACCGCTCGAAGTCGTTGCTCACGCGCAGCCCTGCCGGTATCACGATATTGAAGGCCACGGCCTCCGAGATTGAGAAGCGCAGCGTGGTTGTGGCGTAGGTGGGATCCAGCCGGGTGACGTCCCGGTTCTCTCCGAGGGCGTCCAGTACCTCGCCGCGTGCATATCGGAGCATTTTCTGGCGGCAGGCGTCGTTCACTGAGTTATAAACTGCGACGATCACCTGAGACAGTGCCTCGCCGAAGATCCGGCGCTCGTCGCCGGGATATAGCGGCTCGCTGACGCCGTTCTCCAGTTGCTCCAACACGTCGCCGGAGATCTCGGCCGCGCTTGTTTCTATGAAATTGAGTTCGGCCATGCTTCGTCGTCCTCCTTTCGTTTGATGTTCACGAGGGTGGCGAAGTCGCCGTTCTGGGCGTCTGTCGCCTCGGCGCTTATGCCGTCAATTTCCACCCGTGGCTCGTATTCTTCCAGAAGCCACTCGGCGTCTGCCACGGCCTCGTCCGTGGCGTTGGGTTGATCCACCAGAGCGCCGTCTCTGCCTCTCACGCGGTCGTAGGGCACTTCGCCCCGCACGATCCGCAGCAGGTTTGAGGCGCACGTTTCCGGGGATCCGTTTCCGCTTGCTTTCATGCTGCAGCCTCCTTCCTACACGAGCGTGACTTCGCTCAGTCTCACCCAGCTACATATCCCGTTTGGGTAGCCCAGAAGCACGCGGTCGCCTTTGATCTGGCTCACCACATGACTGCGATCCTTCACCCACTGCGGGATCTTCTGGCCGGTCGCGTAGGTTTTGCCCGTGGGCTTCACCCTGCTGCCGACTTTGATTGATTTCGTGGTCGCTTTTTTCACGGCCTTGTTTGTCGTCTTTTTCACCTTCTTGGAGGCGGTCTTGGCCTTCACTTTGAGGGCCGACGTGCTCACCTTCACGCTGGTGGTGTCCTTGTCGTACTCTTTGAACTCGAAGGACAGGGTGGCGAGCCGGATCCGGCCGAGATTGTCGAGCTTTACCTCAGAGACGGCCACCTTCCTGAGCTGGAGCTTCGGGCCCAGCTTCTTGCCTCCCAGATAGAAATAATTCACTTTTGTGACGAGCTTCTTCCAGCTCTCGATCTCTGCCCGAACGTCCACGCCCGCGCCGGAGTGCAGCACGGTGGTGAAGGACAGAGGGAAAAGCTCGGTGCCTCGCTCGTTCGTTGTCTTTTTGTCCTCGGTGCTGGTGTTGTTGTCAGCTACCTGAGTATAAGAAAAAGCAAGCCCCTCCAGTGCGAGCACCTTCTTGGAGCTGACGGCCCATGTTTTTGAGCCCCATTTTGCCATTGTTGCCATGCGATCCCTCCTTTACCTTGGCCCGCTGGTGCGGCTGCTGCCGCTCTCTACGCCGCCGTGGGTGTGAGAAGCCAGCCGGACGCCGGAGTCGGTGAGGGATCCGGCGCTGAGGCTTGGAAGATACGCGCCCCACTCGCCGTCAGCCCGTCCGAGCAGAAGGCCGGTGCCGTCGTCGAACTCGACGTACACCACGGCCGTGCCTTTGGATAGGTTGCCGGTAGCACCGCGCAGGTGCCACGGGATCACGATCTTTGCGGTCGGCCTTGCGCCCTTGTCGGAGGGCACCACACGGGCCGCTTTGCCTTCTATTGAGGCGATCGTGCCTTTGTTAATTTGTCCCATTAGTAGCCCTCCAGCAGATCCCTGAAATATAGGGTTGATTTATTCCCCACGAAGTCGTGGCGCACCTTATAGACGAACACGGGCCCGTCCCATGCGCTTGCCTTCGTGGTTTTGAGTGTCAGCAGACTTGCGGCTGCGTAGCCGGTCAGCAGGGACTTGGAAAACTGCCCCGTGTGGCCGTACTTGTTCGCGTTCCTGAGCAGGCCCTTGGCGAAGCGCGCCGCCTCACCGTTGCTGGTTGCCCTGATATTATCCGGGCGCAGCACGGCCGAGCTGGTGGCCCCCGGTGCTTTGAAGCTGCCGGAGAAGCTGCCGCTGTTCACCTCGCAGGATCCGTAGCAGGTGGCCCGGTTGTCGTGGTAGGTGAAGTTTCCGTTCTCGTCCACTTCCAGAGATCCGGCCACGGCCTGTGCCTCTATGTATGCCTCGTTGTAGGCCAGCAGCTTGCCGTCATAGATCAGCATTTGGCAGCCCTCCAGAGTGCAGAGGCGGGAGAACAGGGCGAAGTCCGTCTCGTTCTCTTGGCTCAGGTACGGGTACACCTGATCGGTGCAGCCGTAGTTCTCGAAGGTCAGGCCATGCGCTCCCGCGATCTCGTTCGCGATCTGGAGGAAGCGCACGCCCTCCCAGCTTTTGCTCTTTTTGGTCTTACCGGTCACGGGCATGGAGAGCGCCCGGATCGTATAAAGGCCGTTTTCGGGTTTCATGGAGTGTATGAACATTTTCCCGGTGTCGCTCGCCCCTTCCTTGAAGCGGATCGCGTCACCTTCGGCCGGGTTCCATTTACTCCACACGCCCTTGGTGTCGTTGAAGCGCAGCACGAGGCTGTCGGCTTGCTTCTCTGCGAACATTTCATGCACGCAGTAGTTCACCGACACGTCCCCGTATATGTCCACGCCGTTGTAGTAGAGGTTCACGAGTCGCCCTCACTGTCGCCCCGACGCCACGGCGGCAGCGTTTCCGGCAGTTCCGCGTCCTCGACGATTGGCAGCCGTAGGGCCACGTTTGCATCGAAGATCAGCACGTCCGCATAGTCGGGGTTAAATTCGATTATGTAGTGGGCGAGGGTTTCCTCGCCGTACATTTCCAGCGCCAGAGCGTCGAAGGTGTCGCCCTCGCGCGTCGTGTAGTCTTTGTAGCCTGTCACTCTACGCATATTGCGCCACCTCCCGCATGTTTATAAATTCCTCCAGCCAGTCGAAGAACTCAGCCTCGTGGGCTCTCAGCTTCGCCATGAGGTCGTCCTCGTCTCCAGTGGAGCCGCCGGTCTGGATCTGCGGGCTCCATGTGAAGCCGGAAAAGTCGTAGTAGATTACCACGCCGCCCTCGCTCGCGAGGCTCCCCAGTGAGAAGTTGTCCAGCGTGAGCAGCTGCCCGGCCTTCTGGGTGAGTCCGTCGCCCGCGTCGCCGCCCGTGGAGCTCGCGCTGTTGAACACGGCTTTGATCAGGGTTTCGAGTTTATCCCAGAGTACCGCCAGAGGCACGACGGCCTCGGCCCCAGCCTCGCCACCGGCCAGAAGGTTGTTACCCGCAGCGCCGAAGATCGTCGGCTGCGTGAGAATACCGCCTTCTTTGTACCAGCTGATCGAGAAGTGCGGGACGCTCGGAGGCGTCAGCGAGAAGCTGCCGCTGATTGAGACGTGCGGTAGTTTCAGGTGCGGCAGGCTCCACGAGAAGTTGAAGGCGCTTTTTATAGCGCTGATCGCGGAGCTCACGGCAGACTTCGCGGCGTTGATCTTGCCGCTGATCGCCGATTGTATGCTGCCGAAGATACTGTTCACAGTGCTGAGGGCACTGTTCAGCACGCTGCTGATCGTGCTCTTTATGGAGTTGAACACGCTCGACACGGTGCTCTTGGCCGCGTTCACCTTGCTGCTGATCGTGCTCGTGATCGTGCTCCAGATACTCGAAGTCACGGAGCTGATCGAGTTCCAGACGGAGCTCGCGGTACTCTTAATCGCGTTGCTCACGCTGGAGAAGGTCGCTCGCGCTGCTTCGATTTTGGAGCCGACGGCGCTCTGGATATTACCCCAGATCGTCGAGGTCACGGAGCTGATCGCGTTCCATACGGTCGAGGCCGTGGTGCTGATCGCAGTCGTCACGGTTGTGAAGGTCTGCTTTGCTGCCTCGATCTTGGAGGTCACGGCCCCCTTGATAGCTTCCCACGCCGTTGAGGTCGCGGTGGTGATCGCGCTCCAGATATTTGACGCGGTGGTGCTGATCGCGGTTGTTATAGTGGTGAAGGTCTGCTTTGCCTTCTCCATTTTGTCGGAGATCCAGCCGCCGATCGCGCTCAGCGCGTTGGAGACTGTGCTCTTTATTGTTTCCCAGATAGGGATCAAAATGTCCTTGCAGTTCTCCCAGATAAACCGGAAGGGCAGGGTGATGATCTGGAAGGCGGCGCTGACGATTTCGCCCAGCACCATGAAGCCTACCTGCACAATGCTCTTGATCGTTTCCCATACACCAGAGAGGAACGAGGTGATCCCGTTCCAGATGTTTGAAAACGTCTCGCTTATGCTGGTGAGGGCTCCGGTCACGAAGGTGACGATCCCGTTCCAGAGTCCCACGAAAAAGTCGCGGATCCCCGTCCAGATACCCACAAAGAACGACTCGATCGCGTTCAGGGTATTGCTAAACCATGAGCTGATCCCTTCCCAGATCCCGACGAAAAAGTCGCGGATAGAGCCCCAGACGGTTTCCCAGTCGGTGCCAAACCAGCCGAGCACTACGTCTGCCAGAGCCACGAAGGTGTCGCCCCAGTTTTGGAAGGTGGCGAGCAGGAAGTCCCAGACGCCGCCGAAAATTTCCTTGATACCCTCCCAGACTCGATCCCAGTCGCCCGTAAAGATACCGGCGAAAACGTCGAACAGGCCGACGAGGACGTCGAGCACGAGGCCGAGTATGTTCGCGATCTGCTGGAATACTCCCTCGAACACTGGAGCCAGTAGCTCGCAGAAGCCGTTCCAGACGGCGCTCAGCACCTCGGTGAAGTTCTCGAAGTCGAAGCCCAGCTCGTTGAGCTTGTCGGTGATGGTCTGCCCGAAGGCCTCAAACTTGGATTTGATGCCGTCCCAGATCGCTGTGATCTTGTTTCTAAATTCTTCGTTGTTCCTCCAGAGGTTCACGAAGGCAAGGGCCAGTGCTGCTATGACGCCGATCACGATCAGAGCCGGAGCAGATACGCCGCCGAGCGCGGCGATCACTCCCTTGATCGCGCCTTTTGCCATTGTGATTTTCTTCATAATGGAGCCCCATTTGAGCGCAGCGATCGCAGCGCCGATCGCGCTCACGATTATGCCGATCTCCGGGAGGTGGTTCATGGCCCACTCAATAGCAGGGATCACCGAACTGGTGACAAACTGCGTGAGGGAGCGCAGCACCGGCTCCACTTTGTCGTAAATCTTTAGGCCCAGCTCTTCCCACGCGCTGTCCATTTCCGCGAGGTCGCCCTTTAGGTTGTCGTTCATTATGGCCGCCATTTCCTCGGCAGCTCCCGCAGATCCGCGCAGGGCGTCCTCATATCCTGCGATATTGTCGATCCCTTCGTTCAGCAGAAGGTTGAGGCCCTTCGTGCTGTCTGCGGTGAAGGTGGAGCTCAGGGCTGCGGCTCGCTCGGCCGTTCCCATGCCGTCCACCGCGTTTTCTACGTCGCCCAGAATGTCGGTCAGGGCGCGGTAATTGCCTTCGGCGTCTTGGACTGCGATCGAGGTGTCGCCGATCTGGATCGCCCCGTCCTCCATGGCGTTTGTTATGTCTCGCATGATAGCAGACAGGGAGGTGCCCGCCACGCTGCCCTTGTAACCTTGGTTCGCCATGCCTTCCAGCAGGGAGGTGACGGTTTCCACGTCCTGCCCGGCTGCGTTCAGGTTGGCTGCGCAGTTCTTGTAGGCTTCACCCAGCTGCTCGGCCGAGGTGTTGCTGTTTGCCTGCGCATAGGCCAGCATGTCGGCGAAGTACGACGCCTGATCGGCCTCCATGGCGAAGGCGCTCAGATAGTCGGTTACCATGTCCGAAGCTGCGCCCAGCTCCATGCCGGACGCTGCGGCGAGGTTCAGAACGCCACCGAGGGCGCTTGTGGACTGCTCGACGTCCCAGCCCGCGAGAGCCATGTACTTTAGGGCCTCTGCGGACTCTGTGGCCGAGAATACAGTCGTCGCGCCGTATTCTCTGGCGGTCGCTTCCAGTTTCTCCAGTTCTTCTCCGCTGGCCCCGGATAGGGCGGCCACTTCTGACATAGTGCTGGAGAAGTTCGTCCCCAGCTCAATTACATGGGAGGCCAGATCCTTGACGGCTTGGATCGCGTTCCTGATTACGTCGGCCGCGAGGTTCGCAAGGGTGGCCTTAAATACCGTGAAGCCCTGTTCGGCCAGTTCTGCTGAGTCGTCCAGATCCCCCAGTGAATTGTCGAGCTGATCGGCGGCCCGCTCCGCGTCCGCGAGCTTTTGTTTATTCTCTTGGAGCTCGGAGCTTAGGCTTTCGAGCGGCTGGGCGAGTGCCTTCGACTCGTCCGTGGTGTCCTCCTCGGAGAGCTGGAGCGAGACGTATTTCTCTTTGAGCTGCTGCAGCGTGCTTTCCTGCTGCGAGATAGTGCCCCGGAGTTGGTCGGCCTCGCTCTCTGTTTTATCCATACCGGACGCCAGCTTCTCGGCTGCGTCCTGCGCAGCTTCCAGCGTTCCCTTGTTTTCGTCCAGCTCGTTGCTGAGCGTCTGGATCTGCTGGGCGAGGGCCTGCGCTTCCTCGGTTCCTTCCTCGCCGGTCAGCACGAAGTCGGCGTAGCCTCTTTCGAGACTGGCGAGGACGGACTCTTGCGTCTTGATCTCGGCGGCGAGCTTTTCACCGGCCCCGGCAGCCTCCAGCGTCTCCCTGCTCATGCTTTCCAGACTGCTGATCGCGTTCCTGATCGCAGCTTGTAACGAAGGACTCAGGACGCCGGAGATCTCTATCGAGGTTTCCAGTGTTTTAGACATACGCGCTCACCTCCTTAATGTCTGTGCTTGTGTTTACCTCTTGGTACTGGAGCAGCCTTCGCTTTTTGCGCGGCCCGTTTCTGTTCTTCTGCCAGATCCTCGGCCGCTTCGGCGTACTCCATGATAAAGTCGGTTATTCTTTTTCTTTCGAGGTCGGCTTGGCTGGTGTGGTAGACTCTGGCGTAGTCTCGGTAGGCTCGTCGGAGTCGCTTTCCTGTGAAGCCTGATCCGACGCGAGCATAAAATTTCGGCCGAGCTTCATTACCTCCACCACGTCGGCCCCTTTTATCCTTTCGAGATCGGAGAAGTCGTAGGACGGGTTCACGGCGATAATGGCCGCGTAGCCGAGGTAGAGGTGAAGGCCGAAGTCGAACTCGGCCGCCGGGGCGATCGTCATGTTCTTCATACCGGCCGCCGCCTTTTTCTTAGTCTCAGCAGTGGCAAAAAGCACGCCGTCGATCTCGTTAATGTCGTAGGTCAGTTCCTTGATTTTTTCCCCGTTGATCATGATCGGGTTTTTCAGGGTGAGGGTGTTCTTCTTTTCCATGGTTTTGCTCCTTTCGTGATATAAGAGAAGCCACCGCCCCATGGTGTGAGCGGTGGCCCCTTTGTTCTGTTGTTGGTGAGATTAGAGCAAGCTCTTGATCTTGCTCATGTAGTCCTTGCCGTTGACGCGCAGGATCCCGGCCAGACGATCGACGCACATATACTCGACGCCGTTCACGTAGATCTGGATCCTTGTCGTGTTGTAGGTGATCTCGCCCTCCGGGGCGCTTCCTACTTCCACCTCGACGTCAGGCGAAGCCGACGGCATGGTGCGCACAAACGCCTTGCAGCCCTCAACGGTCTGAGTGCCGTCGCTCTTGACGACGTTCTGCACCCATCTAAATTCGAGGTTCTGCTTTTCGAGGCGGTTCAGCCTTCTGAGGCCCTGATCGAGTCCGATCTTGGTGATCGTTGTCTCCATATTCTCCAGAAGGCCGATAAGCGGCACGGTCATGTTGCCCATGGCCTGCACGTCGGCAGTCAGGAAGCTGAGGCCCGGCAGTGTGAAGGCGACGTCCTTCGCCACGAGGGTTTTGTCAGCGTACACGGTGTCGGCCGTTACCGGCCCTTTAATATCCAGCCATTTTCCCATAGTCTTGTACCTCCTTACTCAGTCTCGAAAAAGGCTTGGAAGCCTTCGTCGGTGTAGGTCACGCGAGCAGTGCCGGACTTGAAGGGCGGCGTGTTGGTGACATTGAAGTGCCACACGAAGTCGCCGTTCACCATGTCGCTGACGGGGTTCTCAGACTCCAAAAAGAGAACTTCGGGCTCTCCGATCAGTGCGCCGATCCCTTTCAGCTTGTCCAGCTTTTCCTTCTCAGCGTTCAGGATAGAGTCGCGATCCTGCGGAGTCATAGGCTGGTCGATTTCTGTCCCGTGGTCGATCTGGAAGCTGTTCGTGATATACATAAGCGTGCGGAGCGTCGCGTCGAAGATCGCGCGGGCGTCCATGCTGCCGTTGTAGGTGAAGGCAGCGGTATGAGGGCCCCAGAGTGCCCAGCGGCCAGCCCAGAACACTGCCGTGGTGATTCCTTTCTCGTTCAGGCCGTTGCCGGTTTCCTGATCGAAGCCCTTGTTCGTGCTGGCAGCTCCAAAATACTGAGCCGTCGCCATGATCTCCTTGTTGGACGGAGACTCGAAGGGCACGCTCTCGTTCTCCAGATCAGTGCGCAGCATGGTGGCAGCTGCCACGGTAGACAGGTGGAACACGCGGCCGGAGCCGTCCTTTACCTGCGGCCAGAACACTTTCGAGTTCTCGGCGTTGTAGCCGTTGGTGTTCTTCCATGTGATTGCCGTCGCAATAGTGGTAGCAGTCAGAGGAATGTCGGCCAGAACGAAGCCGTCCCAGTGGCCGTTCAGTTTGGTGACGGTGCTCACCATGGCATTGTAAACGGCAGGAATGTGGCTCCAGCCGGGAGCTGCGAGAATGTCCAGCACGGCGTTGTGGTACTGGTAGAGCAGCTTCATGGCGAAAAGGCCGGTGTATACGCCCTCAGCAGTCTGGGCGCCGATGATCTCGGCCTGAGTCACTGCGGAAATGTCCACTTCTTTGAAGGTAGCGCTGAGGGTTGCGCTGGCAGTAGCGCCGAGCAGCTTCACCACTACGGTGCCCTTTGCGAAGTTGTAGTCGAGGGTGTAGTCTGTGCCCTCTACCTTGTCCTCGATCGCGAAGGTGTCGAGAATGATCGTGTCGCTCTCGAACTCGCAGCGGTAGTTCGCGAAGGTCAGGCTCTTGGTGGTCGCCTGCGCCTTTCTGTGGGTGTCAGGATCCAGCACGTTGACGACGTAGATCGGGCCGACGTTGCCGACGGTGTTGTCGAAGTGCTCAGCGAAGGCTTCGCAGAGCGTGAACTTGTCCCAGTCGGAAGCGTAGCCGAGCTTGTTCTGGGCGTCGCTCATGTTGGAGAGTTTGATCGGCATGTTGACGAGATCCTTCGCAGCGTAGCCCCTGATCAGGTTCACCGGCGCGGTGCCGATATAGGCGGCCACGACGTCAGCCTGTGTCGTTTTCTGGACTTTGCTTTCGGTGATCTCACCGTATGCGCCATGTAAATAAGGCATTTATTTGTCCTCCTTCATAATAGATTTTCATAGGTTGCGGGTATTCTGGGCGGGATCCCTGCCTCCAGCTCGAAGCTGATCCAGTTATGCCAGTACGGGTAGTAGTCCCAGACGTTGCCGTCCTCGGTAAAGAGGCCGAACTTGATCGGGGTTTCCTTGGCGAGCCTGAGCCCGCCTATGTACTCGGTGTTTTCCAGTTCCCTGAGCACGAGATCGGCGAAGTTGAACGAGTCCTTCCAGCCTTCCATGTTTCGGGTGTAGGCTTGATCTGCGTCGTCTGTGATCCGGTAGTACGACACGCCGCCCACGGCGTCGGGATTTTCCTTCGGCCTGAATATCTCACCGCCATGCGTGCCGGGGTTCCAGCAGGCAAGGCAGAGCCGGATCTGGAGCTTGCGCCTGCTTTGCAGCAGTTCGTCGCTCCCTTCCATGAGTTGCACGCACACGGACGGGATCGGGGCCGCCACACTGGGCGGGAGCCTGTCCTTTCCGGGTACATAAAGAGGGAACGCGGCCGGGTTCACCATGGTGACGGTGTAGTCGGCGTCGTTCTTGTAGTCGTCCGGCAGCTTTAGGCTGATCTGGCTGCACACGCTTTCGTTCAGCCAGTCCACCACGGTGCTGATCGCTTGTACTAAATTCACGCGCCCACCTCCTTTAGCCTTGCCGGTTCTGGCGTAGAGCTACTTCCACGAGTCCCATGTCCTTGCCGGAGTTTGCCACGATCATTTCGCGGCCGTCTACGTTCAGCAGTCGCCCCGGTTCCAGATCTTGTGGCATGTCGGCCGCCTTCGCCATGATCAGCATGTCGGCCTCTATAAGTCCGAGGATCTGGCCCTTTTTGAGCTTGTTCAGCTGATCGTTGTCGAGGACGACGGCCACCTTCACACCTTCGATCCGGTGGTACTCGGCGAACTCGTCGAGATTAAAGAACACGGCGTCGAGGTCTTTCAAGACCTGCTCTTTGAAGCTCACCGCGTTACTCGCTCTCGCCTTCCTCAGCCTCGGCCGGTTCGGCCTCCGCTGCGTCCAGCGCGGCGATCACTTCGCTTTTGCTCTTGGCTGCCTTTACGTCTACGCCGCGTTCGGCCGCCAGCTTGCGGAGATCTGCCATGGTTTTGCCCTCGTATGGGTTTTCTTCCTCCGGGGCGTCCACCTTTTCGGCCACGCCCAGTTCCACCAGCTCAGCTTCGCGGGCTTCGTTGATAGAGAAGGGGCCGGAGCTGGGTGTCATAGCTTCCAGCGTTCCGTCCCCTCTGCGCAGGCCGTAGGTGCCTTTAATCATTTTGATCATGTCTGGCCCTCCTTTACTCAGGATCCGCAGCGCTGAGATCTGGCAGCTCGTCGCCGTCCTCAATGCCTCCGGCTTCCACTTCGACGGCTACGATCGCGTCGATGTAGTCCGCTTTCTTCTTGCAGCCTGTCACGTCAACGCCGAGATCTCCGGCGAGGTTTTTCAACTGCTCGTTGGTCATGGTTGCCAGCTGCTCAGGATCGAGGTGTCCTGTGACGGTTTCCTCGTCCTGCTGGTTCGCTGCGTCCGGCTGAGCGGCTGGAGCCGCTGCCGGTGCTTTTTCGGCGTATTCTGCCACGCCGAGAGATACAAGGCGGGCGGCCTGAGCGTCGTCGCACTCGAACGCGCCGTCGTTCGCTGTTTTCAGCACGTAGCGCGCCCTGTTTGCTTCTTTGTACTCAATGCCGCAGCCGCCGACGGTTACTTTAATCTTTGCCATAGTGTCGCTCCTTTCTGCCTTACCTTACACCTGCGCCAGCACGCGGGCGGTGATGAACGGGTTCTGGTTGTTAGGCATACACAGAGGTGCAGAGCTGAGGATCAGCTCGCGGGTGTTCTTGGTGGCGTCGCTGAGGTACTTCGGCACGTCCACGCCGGTGTAGGTGTGGAACTCGCCGTCTGCCTGCTCCACCTGAGTGATCGCGCCGTAAACGGTGCGGCCAGCAGCGGGAGCGCCCACCGCGATCATGCCCTGCGGCACGAAGGACTTCGCGGAGCCGTCCACCTCGGTGTAGGTGTCCTCGTAGCAGAGGAAGTCGATCATGCGGCCCTTGATGTTCAGACGGGCGATCTTCGCCACGCCAGCAGGGAGAAGGGCAGGATCCACGCCGCCGATCTGGTAGTTGCGGTTGTCGAGCAGCTTCAGGATCCCCTCGTTCGCGAGGATCACGTCTGCGACGTCGGGAGCTACCAGCACCTCAGTGGCAGAGAGTCCGCGAGTGGTCAGCATGGAGATCATGGCTGCCACGTCTGCGAGGATCTGTTTTCCTTTGGCCTCGGTGGTGTCCCAGTAGCCGTTCGGAGTATATACGGCGGGGGTTGTCACCTCGTCGTAGAAGCGCACCTCTTTTTCCTCGTAGGTGCCGAGATCGTCGGTGTACTCGTGCATAATGCAGCCGTTGGTGAAGATCACCTCGGCGGCCATGGCCTCCTTGCGGCGTGCGTTCATGTCGCGCAGCTCGTCGAGGTCGCCGAGCATGATCACGCCCTGTCTCTGCTCAGGGGTGAGCTGAGTGTAGAGAGCTTCGCCGAAGCCTCTCTTTTTCAGGTCGTCAATGGAGAGGGGACGCTTCGGTGCGATATGTGCAGGGGTGAAGCGCTTCATGGTGTAGCCGTCGCGCAGGATAGTGATCCCGCCCTTGCGAGGCGCGACGAAGGGTGCCGCCTTCTTGGATCCCTTCTTGTACTCCACGAGCACGTCGTCAGTGGCGAAAATGTCGCTGGCGGCATTGGTCGGGAAATAACGATCCAGAAGGAAGGTATGGAGAGGCGGGAGCTGCTGCACAGAGGCGAGCAGAGTGTGGGTGTCGTAAAAATTAAAAGCCATTTATCTGTTCCTCCTTCTTAGATTCCCACCGCGTCGGAGATCAGGATCCCCACGCTGCGGAGTGCTTCTTTGTCTGCGGCCGTGAAGGTATAGCCGCTGGCTACGATCAGGCCGTTGCTGTTGAAGTGACCGGTGCGGTATGCTACCGCCACGGCGTCGGCGCTGGTGCCTACCTCCACGTCCTCGGCCAGAATGGCGTTGGCCGTCAGTGTCTCGTTGGATCCGGCAGTAGTGCCGAGGATCACGCGCTTGCCGTCGCCGCCGGTTCCAGCAGAGAGGGCCAGTACAGTGCCGCGCTTGTAGGAAGCCGCCGCGCTGCCCTTGCGGATAGTCACGGTGAAAACTTCGGCGGGCGGGTTGGTACCGTTGATCAGGTTGTCAAAGCCTACGGTGCCGAGAGTTTCGTCGAGTCTTGCGCTCATTAGTTCGTACCTCCTTTGGTTTTGTTATAAGCGGAAACTACCGCCTGAATGTCGGCCGCGTCCTGCTCCTGAGAGGTGGCAGGGGTGCCGCCGTTGGGTGCTGCTCCGACGTCGGCAGCGCCGGAGGCCTGCCCGTCCTGTGCGAAGTTCGCGAGGAACGTCTGGCCCTGTGCTGCGCTCTGCTGCATAACGCGGAAGCACAGCTCCTGAGCCGTGCACGGGTTCTCTCCGTACTTGGCGTCGTTGACGAGCTGCTGGTCGGGAATGGAAGCCGCGATAGAGTCGATCGCAGCGAGGCGCTGGCGCTCAGCATTGACGGCCTCGGCGTTTGCCTCGGTCTGAGCTGCGGCTCTGGCGTCCTGCTCGATCTGGTTCACAAGCTCCGGTTCCTGTGCTCTGAGTTCTTCGAGTGTCATGTGGTGTTTACCTCCTTCTTTGTTGGCCGCCGCCTTTGCGGTCGGCTTGATATTTGCTGCCGGTCGAGCTGCCGGTTTAGCACGTTTCTGGATCGGGATCGTCCCCGGTACGTTGTGGAAGTGCTCGACGTTGTGGCCGATACCGTTCACATAGAGCACCTTCCTGTCGCTGCTCATGCTCATGTCGGGATCTTTTTCGTCCTCTTTGAGCTCGTCCGCGAAGCCCTTCTCCAGAGCTTCACGGCCGGTGAGCCATGTCTCTTTTGTCATCATGCCTCGCAGTGTGTCCACTTCGAGGCCGGTCTTGCCGTTGTAGATCTCAGCCACGGCCCGCTCGCTGGCGTCCATGCCCTTGATCAACTGCTTCATGTCCTGAATGTTCAGGGCGTCCCAGAGCACCACGCTGACGCCGTGGATCATAACGAGAGAGCCGGGGTACACCGTCACGGTGTCACCGGCGCACATGATCACGCTTGCCGCGCTTGCTGCGATACCTTCCACGACGACGTTCACCTCGCCGCTGAGAGCTTTCAGGGCGTTGTGGATAGCGATCCCGGTGTAGAGGTCGCCGCCGCAGCTGTTCAGCTTCACGGTAATGCGGGCTTTGTCCTTGACTGCCGCCAGATCTTCCATGAAGCCCTCCGGGGTGATATAGAGGCCCGGCTCAGGTTCGCCCGTCCACCAGTCGATAGGCTGCTGGCTCACGACGTCCCCGTAGAGAGTGATCTCGCCCTCGTCCTCACTGACGCTGGCGACGTTCCAGAACTTCGGAGCCGCTGCGGTCTGTTTGGCCGGGGCCGGGCCCATGAGAATGTCAGGTCTTTTCCTCATTGGTCTGTCCTCCTATGGCTTGTTTGATAGACTCCCGAAGCACGAGGTCGCGCATGGCTTTTCGGCCCTGCTCTCTGGACGTGTCGGGGTTGTGAGGGTTGTCGTCGCCAGTTCCGGTGCCTTCGCCCTCTGGTTCTTCCTCACCGGTGCCTTCGTTGGTTTGGTGAGGATCTGGATCCTGCCCGCCGAGCTTTTCGTTCTCGCGTTGCAGTTGTTCCACGTTAGCGTCCCACTGGCCGCCGTTGAGCCTGATCGTGCTCTGCTCGTGAGTCGAGAAGCCCTCGCTGCACGCCAGTATTTCGGCTGTGATTTCCTTCACCGGATCGAGCTGTCCCTGAGACGGGCCCAGCCACTCACTGCCGAGGTATGCCGCATGTATAGCCGGATCTGAGAAAAAGCCCGGCGCATATATACGGCCACGGGCCACGGCTTCGCTCATCCAGATTTCATAGATCGGGCGGCAGAAGTCGTCAGCCAGCCACTCGCGGCGCATTTTGAAGGCCTTCCACGCTTCCAGCAGAGCTGCACGGCTCGCGCTGTACGAGGCGTTGAAGGATTTCAGCAGCAGATCGGCCGGTACTTCGAGGGCTGCACCGATCTGTCCGGCGATTGCTTCCGCAAAATTGTTGAAGCCTCCTGCCGGTCTGGTGGGTGACGCGAAGGTCACGTCCTCGCCGGGCTGCATGATATTGATCTGGCCCGGCCCCATGCTATACTCGTTTGGGCCTCTCGGTTTCTCCGGTGCTGCCGGTTCCACCTCATTGAACGGCATTTCGTCGGTGGGCGCTTCGGTCTTTACAAAAGCCGTAAAGAACGACTCGATCACCGCAGCCATGAGCTCGCTCTCGGTGTACCTGCGCAGCTGGAGCAGTGGCTCGATCACCTGCGCCAGATAGCTGACGCCACGGTACTGATCCGGGCGCTCGGAGTCCATGACGTGCACCACGTTTGGGAGTCCGGTGTGCTGCTGATATGCCAGCACGCGGGCCCACTGCGTTGTCGCTGCGCCTACCTCGAAGGGGTAGTTGCTGCGGATATGGTAGGCCACGACGGCCCCGTTCTTGTCCACCTCCACGCCGTCGTATATGGTGTTCCCGGTCGTCGGGTTCTTTCCGGTGGTGTAGGTGATAGACTGGCCCATGCCGTAGCCTCCCGGCGTTGCGATCCTGTCTGACTCGATCAGGTGCACGCGCAGAGAATAGGGCAGCAGGCGGCTGGGCTTGTATTGCTTAATTACGCCTATACAGTCGCCAGAGAGTAGCCACGATATGAGGGCGAGCTGCTGGAGCCCGTAGAACGTGTTCATGCCGGTGGCGTCGCAGGCCCTTTTATTTTCAGCCCAGAGGGAGAACTCCCGCTCGGTCGATTTCTGCCACGCCTCTGCCTGATCGGCAGAGAGGCCCAGCACTTCGCGGTCGATCCGGCTCTTTAGCTGGAGCCCGACGCCTACCACGTTTGTGCGGTTGGTCTTGATTGCAGAGGTGGCGATCGGTGCTGCCATGTATAACATGCGGGCCCGCTGGCGCAGTGTGTAGTTGTTGAAGTCTATATCCTCGTGAGCGGATCCGCTGGGAGCGTTGAAGCCCTTCACAGCCTTTTTTCTCCAGCTCGCGCCCGCTTCTCCGTAGCCCTTATTCTGCGGACGCACTGTGTCGGGTAAATACATACCCGTGCTCTTGTCGTACCTGATTTTTCTCACCTCCTTGCTGTGAATTTCATATAAAACGGCAGGCGGGTGGGTAAAGGAGCGAAAACTCCACCCGGTTGCCTGCCGTAGTAAAGCCGGTCGCCCGGCGTTTACCCTTTACCAGTCGCGGGGAACGACGCCCACCGCGCGGCGGGCAGATCCTCCCGCCAGCTCAGCCTCCAGCTCGTCGAGTTTCTTCTGGAGTTTGTCGATCTCGCTCTGCACATACGAGAGCGTGGTCTGGTATCTCTGGAGGTTCCGGCTGCCGATCGTGTAGAGCTGCACGCCCTCCTTGCTGAGCATTTCTTCCTCGCGGGCCAGATAGAGATCCAGACGCTTGCGCGTCAGCTCGATTTCCCGCGTTATTTTCTCGCGTGTCCTGCGCATGTTGTCGCCTCCTTACCATTCGTCGAAGTATTCCGAGGCCGGACGCACCCGGCGCGGCTGCTTTGCTGCAGCAGGCTTTGGCGGTGTCTTGTCCGGCAGGTTTTTGAGCCGTCTCTCTACGGCCACCATGTCGGGATCTATGATTTTTAGGCCCGCGTTCGCGTAGTTCCGGCAGTCGAGGGCCTCGTTTCGGTTGTGTCCGGGTATCTTTACCCAGTGCCACTGGTTTCCGCGCTTGGTCTGCGTGAGCTCCAGCTTCTCGGACAGTAGCCCGTTGAAGTAGTACGAGTCATAGCCTGCGGCCTCGTCGAGCGGAAAATGGCAGAATTTCGGGCCGGGCTCCAGAACTTTGAGCCCTGACATGATCGCCTCTTTGCCGGCGTCAACGCCGAGGGTGTAGAGCCAGCAGGTGATCCTCTTGTTGTCCTTGATCGGCACCTTGGAGGGAGGCGTCACGAACGGGATCCCGTCGCCGCCTTTGCCCTTAATAGCAAATACGCGCTTGCTCTTGCGCTCCCGGCAGCGGGTGTACACCTCTTGCGTGTAGTGGCCGCCGGAGTCCACGCAGGTGATTGAGATCCGCAGGCCTTTTCCGTCTGCGAAGTGGTAAACGTGGTCGATCACGTCGTCGAGCTGCTGCCATACCTCGTCGGTGTCCGGTTTCCCCATGATATAGCCCTTTTTTATGCCCCACGTTTCGCCGTAGTGGCCGTGGCCGACGACTTCGTACTCCAGCCGGTTGTCCTGAGTGTCTACGCCGCAGGTGAGCACCAGAACGCCCTCCGGGAGCTCCACCGGGGAGCCGTCCGGGTTCTGTCCGTAGTTCTCACGACGGGCCAGCATGGTGTCCTCGTCGGCGAGGTCGCCGCGATCCTCCCAGAGCTCGCCCAGCAGCGTGTTGAATACAACTTTGAGACGCTGCGGATCGTCCTTCGCGCCCAGAAATTTGAGCACGATCTTCTCCCATGGAGTCCACGGGGACGAGAAGGCGTTCAGCCAGAACGAGCGGATCCCTTCGGTTTGGTAGGCGTCGGGGTTCTCTGCGATCCATTTCGCAGGTTGGCGGCGCATGGTTTCCTCGTCGGATATGCACCCGCAGTGAGGACAGGCCCATGTGATCGGCCCCTTTATCTTGTACGACTTCTTGCCGCGCACCTTTATGGTGTCGAACTCGAAGTGCACGCGGTCGAATATGATCTCGCCGTACTCGCCGCACTCAGGGCACTGGTGGCACCAGCGCTCTTGCGTGCCTTGGTAGTAGCTCGTTTCGATATTGGACGCGCCTTTGATCGTCGGAGTTGATACCTCGACGGCTTTCGCATTGTAGAAGGTGGCCTGTCTGGCCTCTGCCAGAGCCCACGGATCGCCCTCAGTACCGGCGCTCACGGCCCAGCGGTCGCGCTCGTCGCCTATAATGTACCGCGCAGGGGTGGAAGCGAGGGCCGAGGCGCTGTTTGAGCCCGTGATCGTCAGCATACCGCCGGGGAACGACTTCTGGAGGATCGTGTTCCCGGAGTCCTTGGCCTTTACGTCTGAGACTTTCGCTCTCAGGCGCTTGCTGTCCCGGATCATAGGGGCCACACGGAGCCGCGAGAACTTCCTCGCGTCCTCCAGCGTCGGGTGGACGTAGAGGATCGAGCCCGGATCTTGGTCGATAATGTAGGCGATAATGTTCAGTTCGAGCTCAGACTTTCCCACCTGAGACGCCGCCACCATTACGATCTTGCGCACCTTCGGATCCGTGAAGGCTTCCATAGGTTCGCGCAGGTACGGTGTGCGGCTTGTGCGCCACGGGCCTGCCTCTGCGGAGTTTTCCGGGGACAGGCGGCGGTGTCTGTCGGCCCACTCGGCCACCGTCAGTTCCTCCGGTGGTCTGAAATTTCGGACGGCAGGGCCTATGGCCGCGTTTAGCTTTCGGGCGGCTTTTTTAGTCGTCGGCTTCATCGGCGAGTGTTTCGCTCCAGCCTTGGCGATCCCGCACCCGCCGCTGGTATTCTTCGGGATCGTACTTGTAGCCCGCGAGCTCGTTCAGGATCTTGCTGCACTCTGCGCGGATTATGGCCGAGGCCTCGTTCGCATTGGCAGCCTGCGTCACGTCCATGGCGAGCCGCCCCGGCAGCGCCATGATCATGCTGCGGATCGAGTACACGAGGTCGTCCATGACGGCGGCCACGTCCTCACTCCGGTGCATTTTTCCCTCCAGCTCTTTGAGCTGCATTTCTGCGATCTTGGCCTTCGACTGTTTGAGGTCGGCCTCTGCTCGCAGCTTGTCGGACTCGGCCTGCACGGTTTCGGAGCTTTTGCCCTCCTTGCCGTTGGCCTTGTCGCTCAGATACCTGATATATGTCTGGATCGTCGGCAGCAGGTCGAACATGTACGGCCTCTGTTTTGCTGCCGGGATCACCTTCTCTTTGGCGAGCTGCTGCACGCGCCGCTCAGTCACGCCGAACAGCTTCGCGATCGTTGCGCTGTCTTGGAGATTTTGCTTTGTCTCAGCCACGGGCAGCACCTCCTTTCTGGTAGATAACGAAACGAAACGGCCCGAAAAAATTTTTTCGAGTCTGGCGAGATTTTGGGCTCGCGAGCACCGCAGGGATTTTCAGAGCTCCGACAGTACCTTCGGCCTGCTTGCCGGGCTCGTTTTTTCGGCGCTTCGATCGTTTTTTCTTGTTTTGTTGCGAATTTGTCGAAAACTTTTCAAAACGATTTGAAAAAATCTTTTTGATTTTGTTTTCTTTTTTCTTTGTTCGTTCAGCTCGAAGCCTTGCCCCTTACACGCGTGGGCGTGGCCCCTACTTCATGGCCTGTGCTATGTGGTGCTCGAAGCGAGCCTCCAGCTTTTCGCTGATCATTTCCTCGATCGTGTCCTTGGCCTTGCCGCTTATCATCTGCGGCACGGACAGGGTGCGCACTGCTTCGATCGGAGTCCGGCCGTCCCCGGTTCTCTGGAAGGGGAGGGTGCTCCCCCCGTTTCCGCTGGCGATAAATGTTCCGGGCTTCATGGAAGCGCGGCCGCCTTTCAGGATCGTGGCCTTGACTGTGTACTTTTTCGGAGGGTGGATCGTTGCGACGGGAGAGCCGCCCGCTGTGTTTACGGCTTGGCCCGGCACTTTGATGAAGCGGGCCTGCTGTCCGCTTGGTCGAGCTTTTGGCGATTGGTTGAAGTGCGTCGTCGTCAGCGTTCGTCCTTTGTATTCGAGCGTTGCCCCGTCAACAGATACCCCGGACACTTTAATGTGAGTGGCCCCCTTTTTTGTTTTGGGGCCCGCGTCTTTGATCGCGGCGGTATCCACGCCATAATGCTGCCGGATCCCCTTCGATACCCAGCCGGGCGCTCTGGAGGTGAAGTCCGACACGGTACGCTTGATCGCCGTCTCGCCTCCGTTCTCTAATTTCTGGAGCTTGCGCAGCAGCTTGTCGCCGTTCTTCATGGTAACGGAGAAGGCTCCGCTCGTGCGTCTTGCCGCACCGGTATAAAACAGGTCGCCCACTGCGCAGCCCTCCTTTCAGAAATTAACCCCCTCCCCGTTTTTTTCTGGGAGGGTAGGGCATACAAAAACGCCGGGCCGAGCGTTGCGCTCAGTCTGGCGTCCTTGGCTGTTTTTCGGTCGTCCGGTGGTCGTCCTCCGGTCGTCCGCTATTGTAGGTTATACACGAAGGCTTCTGCGAGTTTCAACGACATGCGCTGACATGTACTGACATTTGCCCCGCGCTGTGGTCTCTGGCTACCTCTCTGGCGGCCGTTCCGGTCGTCTGCGGGTATTTCTGCCCCTGCACGCAAAAAGCCCGCCGTCGGCCTTCTGGTGGCTTCTGGCGGGCTTCTTTATGGTTGTGTGGTTTGTTGATAAATTGCGGCTATGTGTTGGAGCGCTGAGCCGTGGATCCTGAACGTCCGGCGCAGGTAGCTTTCTTCCTTCTCGGCGTAGTCTTTGTTCTGGGAGAACAGGGCGGCACATATAGGCCACCAGCGGCTCCCGTCTATGTAGTGCATTTCGAGGACGGTCTGCTCGTCTGGTCGTTCCAGCTGCTCGATCATGTTCTCCAGCTCTCGCCGGAGATCCCGCTCCTTGCGGATCAGGGCGTCGAGCTTTCGCTCCATTTCGTCCTTCTTTTCGACTTGCCTCTCGATCTTGCTCGTGCCGTCACCGCCTCCGCTCGGCATACCGGTGAGGTTAGGCGTGGAAGGTGAGCCCATGGTCGCCATGAAGGTGTCCAGCCTTTCGATCAGGTTGTCAATTTTTCGCTGGAGCGCCGCGTAGCTCTCCAGCTTTGCCTTTATTGCGTCCGTTTCCTTCGGCTCCATTTGGTTTGCCTGCATGGGCTCCACCTCCTTTTGTGTTGGTTACTATTCCGCGAAAAAGTGTGCGTAGTGGTCGCGGGCCACTGTTTTGCCCTTTCGGACGAGCTGGATCTTGTCTTTCCCGGTCGTTTTGATATACCGGCGCACGATCACGTCCACGAAGGCTGGCTCCATTTCCATGATGTAGGACGGCTGCCCCGCGCTTTCGGCAGCGATCAGAGTCGTGCCGGATCCTCCGAAGGTGTCGAGAACTCCCTCGGCCCACTCGGTATTGTCGAGCAGTTGCTCCAGCACTTCGACGGGTTTCTGCGTCGGGTGCAGCTCATTTCCTGAGCGCGTGGCTTCGATCACGTTCCCGTAGCCCTTGTGGTTGTCCCACTGCGGCTTTGTTCGGTGGGCGAACATGACGAGCTCGTGCTGAGCCCTCCAGCCCATACCCATGCCGGGTGTTTTCTTATTCCAGACGATCATGTTCCGTACTCCGAGCCCGGAGGCTTCCACCAGATCGAATAAATACGTCCACATTCTCCAGTCTGTGAAAATATAGGCCACTTTTACCGGCACAGCTCCGAGGATCGCCTTCATAAGCACCGAATAGCCTCTTGTGCTCAGGTTGTCCGAGCTGATTGTCGGCGCGTAGCTGCCGCCTTTGCCGTCGCTGCGCTTTGTTCCTATGGAGCCGGACGCCTTGCCGGACTCTTGGAAGCCGCCTGAGCAGTAGGGTGGATCTGTGAGAAGGATCTCAGGCTCGGCTCCGTCCAGCAGCAGGCGCATGTCTGCCTCGTCGGTCGAATTACCGCAGACGACGCGGTGCCGTCCGAGGATCCAGAGGTCGCCCTTCTGGGTTACGATTGGATCTCCTTCCTCCAGCTCCGGGATCGCGTCAGGATCCGCGAGCTCGTCCTTGTGCATGGCTTCACTCAGGGCGGTGACGAGGCCTTCCACCTCGTCGTCAGTGTAGCCGGTCAGCTCCAGAGGGATCTCGCCGGTGTCAATGTCTGCGAATATGTCCGCGAGCATTTTCTGGTCGATCTCGCTCAGCTCCGCGATCCGGTTGTCTGCTGTGAGGTCTGCGTATTCCTCAGCCTCGCTGGCGTAGTTCTGATAGTCCACCGGGGCCTCGGCCAGCCCTTCGAGCTGAGCGGCCAGAAGGCGGCCGTGCCCCTTCACTATGAAGCCGGATCGGGTGCTGACTGTGATCGGCTGTCTCCAGCCAGTCTGGCGTATGATCCGGCCGAGTAGCTGGATCTGTTCGTCCGGGTGTTTGTTCGGGTTCTTCGGGTTCGGGATCAGCTTCTCGATCGGCACGATCTCGTCATGTGCGCAGAATACCGGGACGCCTCCGGCGAGGGCCTTCGGTTGTGCTTCGGATTTATACTCCATGGCCTGTCCTCCTTTCCAGTTTCTCGATCACGGCCGCGCGGATCCGGTCTTGCAGTGCTGTGTCTGACTCTCCAGGCCTGCGGGTGAGGCCCTGCTTCTTTGCGATCGCGTCCAGTTTCAGGCCGGTGGCCGGTTTGTGTGGCTGCGTGAGCGGTGCCGCGAGGTTTACCTTGTCCACGGTGCGGGCTGCTTTCAGGATCCTGCGCTCGTAGTCCTTGTTCAGTTCTCCGGCTTTGCGCTGCACGCCGTAGATCGGGCCGACGCTGTTCAGGGTGAGCCCGTGCATGGCCTCCCAGAGCGTCCGGGCGATTTTTTTGCGGCGTTTCCATTCTTGGTATCGCTTCGAGGCCCTGCCGATCAGGATCATGGCCTCGGTCGCTGCGATAATTACCAGAATGAGGGCCGCCGGGATCCATACCACGCCGAGGGCCAGCGGCAGCCAGTCCATAATATAGGCGAGCCCGCAGGCCTTCACGGCCATGAGTGCGATCCATACGAAGCCGCCCATAACATAGAAGATCAGCCACGCGGCTGCGTTATGATCTTTTCGCATGTTTGGCCCTCCTTCGCTGCGCTCGGTTCCCGCCGGGTTTCGGTGTCGGTTTGTACGGCTGGATCAGCCCGGCCCTCAGTGCGCACTCAGTACAGAGCAGCTGCACGCCCTGAGCCTTCACCAGTCTGTCGGCCTCTGGCATTTTCCAGCACTTGCGGCCGCAGGACGGGCAGGCGATCAATTCCCAGTCCGGGTGCTTTGCCTTCACGTCGCCGTTGAGGTTCTTTTCCATAGGCAGGCAGAGGATCCCGCCCTTGTCGGTCTGTTTTCTTGGCGCGAGGTCGATCCCGGCGGCCCGGAGTTTGTCGCGGTTCTCGTCCGGTTCTTCCTCTTGCTTTACCTCGACGACTTCCACCTGATCGAGCGGGAGAGCGAACGCTCCCTGCGGTTCCCATTCCTTCGCCTTCCACATTTCCGTGAAGGCCTCCAGCGTGTCGCAGGTGGAGAGCCCCGCCTCGTTCTCGGTCTGCCATACCGTCAGCATGACGGCCTCGTCGTCCGCGTCGTCCCAGCCATAGAGGTGCCAGCTGTCGCGGTCGTAGTCCCACTGCGAAAAATAGAGCACATGGCCGTCAATGGGCCAGCCCGTGCCTGTCACCTTGCCAGTGACGATCTTCGGCTTGTATGCCATGTTCGTGTCCTCCTTATCGAAGGGGAGGGAGATCCGGCCCCCTCCCCGTATTTTTTAGGCGAGAATGGTCAGACGTTCACGGTCTGGAATGTCGGCCAGTCTCTCGGTGAGGTATGCCTTCACATTGTCCACGGCCTGAGACTTCCAGAGGCCGCCGTCCGCTGCCACGAGCTTGAAGGTTGGAGCGCCGCCCCTGCCTTCTGCGATCCTGAAAATGAAGTCGCTCGCGGGCTGGTCTACCTCCAAAAATGTGCGGTATGGGATCAGGTTCACCGGGTTGGGAACGAGCGCCTTCTCCTTCGTAGTGATCCCGGTCTTGATCACGGCCTGCTGCGTGATCCCGTCGTCGCTGTACTCAGCCTGCTGGGTGTTCACGATATTGGACGCCAGCACCATGACGGGCTCGCGGTCGCCTCCGGGCGCGAAGCACGACTGCATAGAGACGAGGAACGCCTCTTGCTCGTACTCTCGGCCATACTCGAAGGACGGCAGCAGCGCGTTCACCTCGAAAAGTGTCTCACGGTCACGCTCCGGCAGCAGGCCGGAGTAGAGCAGCACCTTGGTGGCGCTCACCACCTGAATGATCATGCGCTCCCTCAATTCCTCGCGGCTCTCTTTGATGTAGTCCACCAGAGAGGTGAGGGTGGTCGCCTTGATCGGCTCGGCCTTGTCGGCTGCGTAGTAGCGTCTGAGATCCCTCGTGCAGTATTTCCGGCCGTTGATCTCGACGATCTCCGGCTTCTCGGCCTTTACGGCCAGCCCCGTGATATAGGCGATTGCTTCCTTGATACCTTCCATTGTCATGTCCTCCTTGTATTTTTAGGCCTCTGCGGCCTTGTTGAACATTGTCACAATGCTGCGCCCGGTCGTTTTCTGGCCGTCCGCAGACTGTCCGGCGGTTTCGTACACTTCGCCGGTGTCTGGATCGTAGTCGCGGCCCGGCACGAGATCCGGCGCTGCCTGCTGCCGGTTCCGGTTCCTTAGATCCAGCGGCTTGCCGGTGGGCTGCGGTTCTTCCTCCGGTTCCTCGTCCTCGGCGTCCTCTGCATAGTCCGCGAGGTTCATTTGGCCCCGGATCTGGCCGTCGTACTCTGCGATCTCCAGCTCGCCGGTGCGCAGATTGAGGCCCATCACCATTTGGGTGTCGATCGCCTCGGTGGCTGCGAGCTTGGTCGTCACGGCTATGGTGGTATTGACGATCTGCCGGGACTTGTTCGGGGCGAATTTGAGGTTGATCGTGATCCCGCGCTTCGCCACGGCGTCGGTGTTCGGGTTCTGGATATTCTCGGCTACTTGCAGCAGTGCCTCGTTCAGTTTCTCGGCGAAGGCTCCACCGGCCAGCTGCTCCAGATTTATGAAGCTCTTTCCTTTCTTCTGTTTCATTCTTTTGCCCTCCTTATCATTTCGGCAAGCCTCCGGGCCAGCCGGTTTCTGTATTTTTTGCGGATCCTCCACCTTTTCGCGTGCTTCATCATGTGCCACTCTTTAGGCGTTGCCACACTTCGGAGCATGGCTTCGTAGAAGTCGGAGAGACGGGCCGCCACCGCCTCGATCACCGGTTTGAGTGCTTCGAGCAGTGCCTTTGCCATTTTCTCGAAGGCCTCACGGATCCGGGCGACGGCCTCGGCTATTTTCTTGTAGTCCACGGGCGGCTCGTAAACGGTCAGCGCTGTGCATTGTTCGCTCATGGCTTCGCCCTCCTTCTGAATTTGTTCGGGTTGTCGCAGGTGCTCCAGTGCGGGACGTAGCCCCGGCCCTCTGCCTCTGCCGGACCCTGCACAATGTCACACGGGATCACGCAGCCGTCCGGCGTCACCAGTTTGGTGCGGCTCTCTGAGTTGTAGCGGTAGCTCACCGGATCGGCGTCGCACGGCATCGACTTTCCGGCCCTCGTTTTGATCCAGAGGATCCGCTTCCCGCAGCTCCGGCATGTTGTTTCACTTTGGTTCATGTCTTGCCACTCCTTCCTGAGCCTCGGCAGTTTCCAGCGCTCCGGCCCTATGTAATTTGTTTTTACCCAGTACACGGGGTTGCAGCGGCAGCCCCAGCACTCGCCCAGCTTGTCACCTCTGCACGCTACGCACTCCACGATCTCGTCGTAGCTGTTGAACTCCGGCTGGAGTGCCGCGATCGCGCCGATCACGATCAGCAGAAGAAACGGGGCGGCGATTATTGCCAGCGCTATGATCGCCAGCACGAGCAGGATCGTGTTCATGCCTGCTCCTTCCTGCGCCACACCGCTTCGGTGGCGGTGGAGTGCGTGGACTGCCTGCGGCCGCACGTTTCCACGACGCCCATGTCTTTGAGCTCGGAGAGGCGAGGGGCCACATAGTTGCGGTTGTAGTAGGGGATCTTTCCCGCTGTCACCAGCTCGTCGGTGATCTCGCTCACCGTCATGGATCTGGCTCCGAGCGTTTCGAGGATCAGGCGGCTGCGGTCTTTTACCTTCGGCAGCACTGCGTCGTAGCTCTCGCGGCGGGTTTCTTTTGTGATAGCGTCCAT